ACCAGGTTCAACTGTTCGTAAAAATAGGGATTATTCATTCTAATGCCAGCTAAAAAAAGAAACGGAAACGGAAACTCTTCTGGGATTGGTAGTATGAGTGCAAAACAATTAAAAAGAAAGAAACCAATCAATACTGATGCAATGGTTGATATTAAACCATTGACAAAGAATCAGGAAAGGTTCTTTGAAGCATATGGTGAAGGTAAAAATATATTTGCATATGGTGCAGCTGGAACAGGTAAAACATTTGTAGCATTATATCTTGCTCTCAAAGATGTTTTAGACCAACTTACACCGTATGAAAAGGTATATGTAGTTCGCTCTCTTGTATCAACACGAGAGATTGGATTTTTACCAGGTGATCACGAGGACAAATCATTCTTGTATCAGATTCCATACAAAAATATGGTAAAGTATATGTTTGAAATGCCATCTGATCAGGACTTTGAAATGCTTTACGGAGCACTCAAAACTCAAGAGACAGTTGGGTTTTGGTCTACATCATTCATTCGTGGAACTACAATGGATAATTGCATTATATTAGTAGATGAAATGCAAAACTTGAATTTTCATGAATTAGATAGTATAATAACAAGAGTTGGTGAAAACACAAAGATTATTTTCTGTGGTGATGCTGCACAAACTGATCTTGTAAAGACCAACGAAAAGAACGGGATTCTAGATTTCAAAAAAATCATCTTGTCTATGACTGATGACTTTGAATCTATTGAATTTGATATTGATGATATCGTTCGTTCTGGACTTGTCCGAAATTATCTTCTCACTAAAATTGCTCTGGGTATGTGATGTTTAAACATTTAGATTATTTAAAAGGTGACGACTTAGAGACAACAAATATAGATGGAACTCGTTTCTATAAAGTTCCATCTGGGAAGTTATATCCATCTATCACATCAGTTACAAGTTTCTACAATCGTGAAATATTTTATGAATGGAGAAAGCGAGTTGGTGATGAAAAAGCAAACAAGATAACTAGGGAATCTACATTTAGAGGAACTAAGTATCATGATCTAGTTGAACACTACTTAAGAAATGAAGACGTTAACAAAATCGATAATGTTCTTCCTTCCACTAAGTTTTTATTCCTATCATCTAAAGCAAACCTAAATCGTATAAATAACATACATGCTTTAGAGAAATCTCTGTACAGCGATTACTTTGGTCTAGCAGGTAGAGTTGATTGCATAGCAGAGTATGATGGGGAACTTGCGGTAATAGACTTTAAGACATCAACAAAGATTAAGCCAGAAGAATGGATTGAAAACTACTTCGTGCAAGAAACTGCTTATGCTTGCATGTATTATGAAATGACTGGGATTCCAGTTAAAAAACTTATAACCATTATGGTTGCTGAAAACGGAGAGTGCATTGTCTATGAAAAACGAAACAAAGACCACTATATTAAACTTCTTACCAGATACATTAAAAAATTTGTCGAACACAAAACAAGAGACTATGGCAACTAAAGTTGATGATATTATGAAGGAGAAGTTCCTTTGTCAGTCTAGATTCGCAGAAGAGGTTGAGAAGATAGTTAAAGATAATAACTTTAATTACATCGATGCAATCATTGCCTTTTGTGAAGAGAACAAGATAGAGGTAGATTCTGTATCAAAATTAATTTCAAAACCATTGAAGGAGAAATTAAAATATGATGCACAACAACTTAACTTCATGAAGAAAACATCAAGAGCAAAATTACCACTATAATGCCCAAACAATCTGAATTAATGCATTATCGCTTACAAGCTATTTTGCGTGAACACTCATTTCCAGACTTGGAATATCTTGGCATCCGTGAAGATAGTATCGGTGTTGATCAGCACTGGTATCGTATCGGCAAGGCAGAAGTGCCTGTAGATTCTATTGTCGAATTAGATACTGAAGAAGTTGACTCCGATTGAAGTATACAAAACTTATCTCGCATTCAAGAATCACTTTACAAAAGAGAAGTATGATTACTTCAAGTATCGTGGTCGTTCCAGAGCATCAACTGCAGCCTTTCATAAAAGAAAGGATCGTTATTTCTTTGAGAGAATGTCGAGAAAGAAAACAGAACAAGAGATACAAAACTTTTTTCTTGCAAACTTCACTCAAACATTTGATCCACAAGGTATGTGGATTGGATTGATTATCGATAGTGGAGAGAAAAAATATTCTCGATGGTCGGAACAGATAGAAAATTTATTTGAGATATTTAAAATTAATGCAGATCGCATAGTGATTGAGTATGATATTGAAGATTTCTTTTCTTGTAAGAAAGGTCACTCACCAATACTCAAAGAGTATCTTTCAAGTAATCTGTCAATTGAAGAGATGATTATCTATGAGAATATATTCTCCTTTGTGAAAGAACACGATAAGAAATTGATTGATCCAGTGTGGGAATCCGTCAGTTTGAAGATAAAAAAATATATGCCCTTTCTAAATATCAATATGCTACAATATAAAAAACATTTAATTGAACAAGTACAGAGGAAGAATTAATGACTGAGTTTTTCAAATCAGAACAGGTAAAAGCATCGCTTAGAGAACTCGCAGAATTACAAGATGAACTCGCACACACAATGACAAGTGCCAAGTCACTTGATGTTGAAGAAAGAAAAGATTATGTAAGAAAATTAAAATTATTTTTAGAGAAACAAAAAGTATTTTTCTTCCGTGTATCATTATCAGATGATCCAGAAGCCATACAAGTAAAAGAACATATTCTAGACACAGCAAAGATGTTTGGATTCAATGAGATGACAGGTATGGACAAGTTTTTTGAACAGTTAGACGAGACAATAAAAAAGGTAGAAAGAGATTTAAATGGTGGGGTTGACATATAAATAGTAAGGTATTATAATGTAAGAGTAACGACGGTTACGTCGGGAGTGACTGAATAAACTTACTGGCATATAGCTGGTTAAGGTGATGAGACACAGGTGGTGCTGCTATCGCAAGATAGAATCGACTTACCAGTCGGGTCTCAGGCAGAGATGATTTCTTTCTGTAGAAATGCCCATCTCTTGTTGGTATACAGGAATCCAACCTCCCTCTTTTTTGACCTAAGATGCAACTCAATGAGTCGGGCAGATGGTCTTCTCTAATACACAAAACAAATATCCAAAAATTATCCGCATGTCATTCGCAAATTTAAAAAAGAAGTCTAGATCTGGTTCTCTTACAGAGAAGTTAATAAGACAAGTAGAAAAGATCAACGATAAAGGAAACAGCAACGTTGATGAACGTATTTGGAAACCAGTCGTAGACAAATCTGGTAATGGTTATGCAATCATTCGTTTTCTTCCAGAACCCGAAGGTTGTGAACTTCCTTGGTCAAGAGTCTATACACACGCATTCCAAGGAACAGGTGGTTGGTATATTGAGAACTCATTAACCACACTTGGACAAAAAGATCCAGTATCTGAACATAACTCAGAACTATGGAACTCTGGTTCAGATGCAAACAAAGAGATTGCTCGTAAGCAGAAGCGTAGATTATCATACTACAGCAACATTTTTGTTGTAAGTGATCCAGCTAATCCTGAGAACGAAGGCAAAGTATTCTTATACAAATATGGTAAGAAGATCTTTGACAAGATTATGGAAGCAATGAAGCCTGAGTTTGCAGATGAGACACCAATCAATCCATTTGATTTCTGGGCTGGTGCAAACTTTAAGTTAAAGATTCGTAGAGTCGAAGGTTATCAGAACTATGATAAGTCAGAGTTCGGTAGTGCAGAAGCACTCTTTGATGATGATGCAAAGTTAGAAGAGATCTACAATTCTCTTTATAATCTGAACGAGTTTACAGATGCAAGTAACTTTAAATCATATGATAAGTTGAAGCAACGTTTAGATTCTGTTCTTGGTCTTAAAAAGCCAGTCAGAGCACCTATTGCTGAAGAAGAGTTAAGCAGTGAAGATGATGGTCGTGGTTCTTATACCGCACCAGTTGCAACAGAACCAGTTCGTGAAGTCGCATCAGTTGAATCTACATCAGAAGATGAAGATGATGAGTCACTAAGTTATTTCTCTCGATTAGTTAATTCTTAATTAGTCGAAGGGAGTACAAAAGATCTCTATGTAGAAAGAGTGCCCTTCTTAATTGGTTTATCATTTTTTATTTGTAAAAGTTTTATACCCACCGCTTGGGAAAACGGTGGGTTTTTTTTTATACCCCAAATATTCTTGGATTATATGTTCCTTTTACTTTTCTTGATATAAAGTCTGATGATTGGTCATAACTCATAATCTCTCTATGATCATTTAAAAAAGTATTTAATAATATTGGTTTTAATATTTTAATTTTTCTTTTCTGATCATTTAACTTTACTTCATATTGATAGTTTGTGATAGGAGATACTGGATTTACAACTACAATAGAGTTTGTGAAGTTTTTATATTTAAAAGTAAAATTAGCATCTACTTCTAATCCAGATGGTATAACAACACGATTATATTCATCAACGACTTTTCTAGTTTCGTAATGATGTATACCTGCCATGTTTTGATCCGATCCATATTTGTCTAATAGATATGCACGAAAATCATTATGATCTAAAGGCCATTGATTTCTAATATTCGTAATATTATTAGATGTAAGTATAACCCAATCTAATTCAGAATTATCATATAGTTTTTCTGCAAGTATATCTGGTCTCATTCCTTCTTTCACATAATAATAATCAAAAGCAGTGATTGCCTGATCAACATCAGATCTTAACTTTGATCTCTTAAAAATATTTTTAACTAAAATCCTCTGCTCTACCTTATTTCGATTGGGTAGAAGTGAAGGATATAGTATGTCTGGTAATTCTTCGAAGTATGCCATTAGTAACCCACCGCATCAATTGGAACTGGAAGAAGATCTGGTCTATCGGGAGAAAAGTTAAGATCATTCTCATCATAATCTGTATCGAAGATTGGTTCTAGTTCTGCAAATCTTAATGTCAATGTGATTGCAACTGGTTGTCCATCTTCATATGCATTCCACATTCCCTCTGGTGTATAACTCACCGCAGCACCAGTACAAGCACAAGTTTTAATTCTTAAAACAGAATCGTTTCTATCAATACTGTTAAAGAAATTTGCTTTTCTTTTGGTTGTTTTGAAATGTATATCAAAAACATTAGGTGTTCCTAAGAAAAATGATCTACCACCACCCGTAGAGTTTGATTGTTTCTTCGGTGCCATACCCTGTTTAAAGAAACGAAGTATATTATTAACTCTGATGGCCTCTTCTTTACTACGAGGACTCATCTTCCAAGCAAAAGTAAACTCTCTTAATGTTGGTGAATTAAAGAGTAAAGCAAGGTTATTGTTAGGAATTATTCCTTGACCTCTTGCTAAAAGTGCTTCTGGAGATACTTGAAACTGAAGAAAATTTAAAATTTGAGATCCTAACACTCCTCTTGCAAGAGTATTAATATTTGAATTACTTAAGACTCCTTCACCTTCAGTTCTAATTAAATTTAAAGTATTACCGAGTAGGTTTACAGCACCTTGACCACCCGCTTGAAGTGCTTTTCCTCCAATATCAAAAGGATCTTGATTGCCTCTTACATCAGGTCTGTCAATAAAGTCTTTAAGTCCTTGTATGAATTTATCTCCTACACCAACTGCTCCTTGTGCAAAAGCAGCAGTTAATGCATTGAGTTGGTCAGGCCCCCAAGAAACGTTGTTTGAATCTGCCAAACTATTTGGCATTGGTAACTTAACTAGTCCAAGTGCTTTCTCTTTAGGTGTTCCAGTTGGAACGCCTTCTTTAAGTGTTGTTATAGCATCAGTTCTTCCTTCTTCTCTCTTTTTAGGGAAAAATATATCTTTGGCGGGTGCTCTATATGTAAACTGATTTATTTGTATATAATCCTGTGTATTACCGTAGTCAGCATCTATTGGATATTTTAAACCACGAAGACTTAGTTTAGTTAGTATAGCATCTACTCTACCAAATTCTGGTGGTTCAAAATCAGTACCTGTATTTGCATCCTGATTATCATTATCCTCTTCTTCTCCACCTTGTCCATTATCAACTGGTGGTTTAACACCATCTAAAGTTTCTTGTACCCAAGGGGGAATTCTCATCTTATTGGATCTTCCACCTGCATTATCAAATGTTTTTTTAATATCATTAGCAACTATTAATTTCCATGCTGCCTTTGTTTCATCATCTAAATGTTTATTGCCAAATTCTGTATAGTCTCCACCAGGTCTTAAAATAAGTGAACCACTAGAAGCTCCAAAAAATCTACCCTCTCTAGCAATATCTGCAACTCCAGTTTTAGGATCGTATCTTAATACTCCATTAAACTCCGAACCATCCTCTTTCGATATGGCTTTCAATTCGGATCTTATTATTTCGTAACTCATTTAAATACTATCCCAAGCTTTCTGTGGTGATACCTTCTGCCCATATTTATTAGAAAAATTCTCAGTCACTAATTGTGCAACACTTGCATACTCTTCGGGATCAGGTGGAATAATAAAAATGTCTCCGATGTTATTTAAAAAATATCGATGTAAAGTCTTCTTTGGTAATATGGCACCTACTTTATTTATTAACCCTTTTGCAATCCCATCACGATAGTCTGGATTTAGATAATGTAAATTACCACCAAGCATTTTATCTGCCTGAAAATCCATCACGTATACAAGTGGTCTACGATCATAGTATGGATACTTATCTGGAAACTGGGCAGTATATGAGAAGAAACAAAGTTCTCCAACTTCTGGTAAACGAACGTCTGCAGATTCAGAAAGTTCGGAGTATAATTGATTTGCAAACCAGTCTGGGCCAGTCACCACTTCAATTTTTGCTCTTTCTAAGATTCTCTCTCCGATAGTCATTTGATACCTAGATTATCCTCGGTCATAATCTTAAATTCAAAGTTGCGATCAGCACAGAACTCTCGTGCTGCTTTCCACTTTGCCTGATTGACTGCATATGTTTTGACAGAATGAGCCCATGCCTTTGTTCTTTTCTTTGGATTGGTGCTCGGCATCTTTGTTTCTTTCTTTGGTTTGACCTCGACAACCATAGTTCTTTTGTTTCCTTTCTTATCAATATACTTAAGAAAGAAATCTGGGAAGTAACGATGAATGCGGTTATCAAGTGGAGAACGATAAGGAATCCAAAACTCTTCTGACTGCCATTCACTCACTGTCTCATTCAAGTCACAGTAGTTCATAAACTTTCTTTCCCACAAAGACCTATAAATAATATTTTGGGGATTCCCTTTATACTTTTTCGGGTATCTTGGGTAATACTTTCCTTTATATGACATACATATATTAACAAGGATCAATTTAAAAACTATTTAGATGGCAATAAAATCGGAAGACTTACACTTAAGCATACCTAATGCGAGTCCGATATTTTCGAAACTAGCAATATCAACTCAATTTAAAGTTGCTCTAAATCTTGTGCGTAGAAGTCAAGTTGGAGATAACTTAAGTTTGTTTGAGCACTTGACTAATTGTGGGTTGTTTATTGATACTAATTCTACAGATCAAAAATATGATTTCTTATGCTCTGAAGCATCTTTGCCTGGTTCTAACTTTAATATTTCTGAGGAACTTGGAAGTCGTCAAGGAATGACAGAGAGATTCGCATCAAGAAGAATATATAACGAATTTGATTTAACTTTTTATATTGATGATGACTATAACACTTTAAGAATGTTTGAAGAGTGGATGAATTTTATCAACCCAGTTTACAATGAATCAAATGGAAGGTATGATGGAGCTGAAGGAAGTCAATTAGGTGCTTATCAAGAGAGAAATACATATTCAAGATTTAGATATCCAGATGATTATCGTAGGAAAATATCAATAACTAAATTTGAAAGAAATTTTTTACAGAATCCAAATGATAGAAACAATACGTTTAACAATATGCCATTGTTAACATATCATTTTATTGATACATTCCCAGTAAATATTAATGCTGTGCCTTTATCATACGCAGGCAGTACTGTATTACAAGTAACTGTTGTTTTCACTTACTTGAGACATACGATAGAAAAACATGGCAACTTACAAACAACTGTGAGGGAAAATATTACTAATGGGCAACAAACACAAGTGAATCCACTTAGACCAAAAACAATTGGTAATGAAATCTCACCAAGTACAAATGATCCAAATCCAACTAAACCAGTGGGATTCATACGTGGTGAACCATACTATGGGCCTTTCCACGTTCATCAAAGATCAGATGGTACAGTTGTGAAAATGGTTGGTGCAAAGCATCTTCCCTATCCTCATGCTATAATATATGATACAGTTGCAGAAAGTTTATCTTCTGACAGTATTATTGTTGATGACCCTGTAACAGAGATCAATCCACCTGCACAACAACAAGAACAAGAGCAGCAACAGGAACAAGAGCAACAACAGGAACAAGAACAGGGAGAACAAGAACAAGGAGGACAAGAACAAGAACAAGAGCAGCAACAAGATACTACAGCACCATCAGCACCAACTAATCTATCAGTGACCACTGGTGCATCTGATAATACACCAACAGTCACAGGTAATGCAGAAGCAAATAGCACTGTTAAATTATTCAATGGATCTGCATTACTTGCTAGTACAACGACAAACTCAAGTGGATCATTCTCTGTTACAGTTTCTAGTGCATTACCAAATAACACATATACATTTACATTAACAGCAACTGATGCTGCAAATAATGTTTCTAATTCCTCTAGCATTTCACATACAATCAACTACAATACTGGCGGTGGTGGATCAGGTGGCGGTGGCGGTGGTGGATATGGAGGAGGTTACTAAAACCTTGCTATATACAATACTGAATAGAATATTATGCCTTTACCACAAATAGCAACCCCGACTTATGAGTTGGTTTTACCATCAACGGGAAAGAAAATAAAATACAGACCATTCCTTGTGAAGGAAGAAAAAATATT